GAGTTGCCATTGCATAATTAACGGAAATAGCTAAATCTTTTGTCTGATCATCATACCCTTCCATTACAAGCATTGGTTGAGATGCAACGTGCAAACTATGAATTAAATCAGCCTGTCTTTGAAAATGTGCAAGGTTTAAATATGCAATATCCAATAAAGGTGGTTTGCTTGTTAGATTATCTGTTTTACCAGAATAAATAGTGACAAGAGGTATTTCGCCAAGAGAAAAACTACCAGATTCAGCTAATTTAAAATCTTCTCCTGTAGTACCAGTTTCAAATTCTCCAGCATATGAATTATCATCAACGTCATACATTGCATCAACTTGATCTGTCTTACGAAATACACGATACCGACCTGGTTCTATAACTCTTACTTGGTCAAATACTTTCTCTCCAAAATCTCCGTCAGGCAATACTGCCTCTACTTCAATCCAATAAGGTCTACGATTCTGTTCTCTTTCTTCTGCAAGACTTAATGCACCAGATGGAGCAGGATAATCAACAAGAATATGACTTTGACCATAAGTAAGAGAACACATTAAAACTCTTCTCGCATATTCATCTAAATCAGACTTACAACCATCAACATCCATCTTGAACATTTCTGTCCAGTAAGGATCTCCAATCAATGTTATCGGTTTTCTAAGAACTAAACCTGTAGCTGCTCTTATTAATCTTTGGGTAAAAGGAGAAAATACAGCACGATTTACTCTTGCCATATAAGCTGTGTAATCTTCTCTTGGCTCTAATGGTAAAAATGCTTCGCTATTTGCTCTTAAATATTCTGTTCCTTCAGTAACAGCTTTCATTACTTCCCAACCTTTCATCATATCTAGAATTGCTCTAGTTTTTGTAAAAGGACTATCTATACCACCATAAGAAGTAGAGGTAACAATTTTTGTTCTAATGTCTCCAGGAATTGAATAAGTCATCAATTAACACCTCCATCGTTTTAATGCTAACGCTTTTCTGGTAGGTCGTCCTTTTTTATCTTTTAATGCACCTGGCATACCTTCCATTCGAGCACAGAAACTTTTTCTTCTTTTTTTCTCTGATTCAGTAAGACCTGATTTTTTAGTAACGGGAGCTTTTAAATTACTACCAGTAGCACGATTATATTTAGCTCTACCTTTTGCAGTTAGACCACCTTTCTTTGATTTTTCTCCTCTACCTACAGATAAACTGACAGATTTACGTTTTCTCATCTTCCCACCTTCGCCTGTGCCTTTTTATGGGCTTGGGTAAAAGTGTCTCCTGCTCTCATTCGCCTTTTCATAAACTCCATATGCTTTGCAGTATGGTGTTCAGAATGTAAATCAAGTTTATTTTTTTGACGAGTAGTGAGTTTCACTTCTTTTTCCTTTTTTTCTTTTTAGCGTTTAGCTTTTTTAGATCAGCAGCCGTAATCTTATCCCGTGGTGGAGCAACAGCAGCTAATCTTCGTTGCTTCGCTGAGTAAGATGATTTAGGCATTATGCAGCGTTGGTAATAGCCCCAGATGTAATAAAACTTACTGAAACAGTTGAAAGATCGCCAACAGTTGAAGATAAAGTTGTTCCTGTTACAATTCCAGAAAAACTTACTTTTTTAGTTCCAGAAGTATCTAAAAATAATTCAAACTGTGCATCAGCAGCATCTTCTGTTGTTAAAACATCAGCTAATAAGTTTGCAGTTTCATTGCCACTGGCTGCTGTATAAAGAAAATCAATAGTGCCTGATCCAGAAATTAAACTACCTACAAATGATCTTGATGTTGCTCCGTGAGCAGTAACATCTAAAGTATCTTTTGTAGTATCTAAAGTCCAAGCTGTAGTTGAGACCACTGCCTCAGTAGTACCAGAAGCGTTCTTAAAGTTAACAGAACCTTCCTCTCCACGAAAAAATGCCATGATCCAAAGAAAAAAGAGTATTTATAAATAGTTTAACTTGTTGTTGACTTTTTTACAGTATCTTTCTTGCTATTTAGCATTTCTTTTTTTTAGTAGTTTTTCGCCTATGTTGATAGGTTATCTTCTTTTTACCAGTTTTTTCACGTTTAAACCTCTCTTTCTCACTTTTTGTCATCTCTCCTACTGTCTTAGGTGTCTTACTTGATACACGTTTGCTGGGTCTACAGGCAGGATAGCCTCGTTTCTCACCTTTTTTACGACCACAAGGTTTACCAGTTTTTACATCAACCCAGTTTTCTTTAAACCAACGAGTTAAACCACCCTTTGCTCTAGGATTTGGGCTACTTTTTGCCACGCTTTCTCTCCACTCGGTAAGTGCCACCACGTTTCTTATACTCTCGTACAAGCCACGCATTAGCATAAGCACTGGGATATACCTTGAACTTACGCTTGGCTTCGGCTTTTACTCTAGCGTAAAGAGCTTTATTTACAGGAACATTCACTACGTTTCTTACCTCCCTTCTTTTTTTTCTTTTTTTTCTTAGTCGTAGAATGGTACATAGTAAGAATTAGGTAGTTCTTAGTATATTCTAAATGTAGTCTGCCCTAATGTCTCTGGTTTTGCCAAATTGAATTGTTGTAGACAAAGATAACCAAATGCGTCAAAAGCATGATCAACTCCCAAGTTTTTATTTGGTAAGCCAGTATTAGGTGCATAAGTAAGAGTTCTCAGTGCTTTTATCAATTCTTTACATCTTGGATGTATAAAAGTTCTCTGATCTCCGTTTGCATCTAACAAGGCAGTATTGACAGCAGTTATCTTATCTCGAATCTTCCATGGACTTTTTGGACTCATAACAGTAAAACCAGACCTTCTCAGAATTGTATGATCTGTGACTCCCACCCCACTTGTCTTTCTCGCACTACCAGTAGGGTCAGGACAGGCAATAATTCTTCTATCTACCCCATATCGCCTTGTAACTTCTTCAGCAAAATCCCATGTGGTAGCACCTCCTGTCAGCATGATCTCATCAAAAACATATAGATTATTATTATGTTTCACCGCACAGACCCCTGCCATAGGATCAACGTTAAAATCTAAACCCAACAACAATGGCAGCATATGTAAGTCTTCCACTTCTCTGTCAATATTGTCATCACTGAAACTGACAGCAACCAAACCAGTAAGATTTTCAAAACTTGCCTCAAACTCCTGTCTGAATGTCCGTGCATCCAACTGACCCCTTGCAGCCTCCACCTCCTCTTTCTTTACATTACCCCCCTCAATCGTGGTAAAACTCCACCTCTGCCAATCATCCCATTCCTGCTCACCACAAAAACACCACATATCATAAAACCAACTGGCAGTACCATCAGGTGTAGAAATAAACAAAGCCCAACCCTGCTTATCAGCCAATGCAGGTCTGATAACTTCCGCCCACACATCTCGATCCATAAACGCTGCCTCATCCAATACAACACCAGCTAAACTTCTACCCCTCAATGCCATCGCATTTTCTGTTCCCTTTAACTCAATACTCGATCCATTTATCAAATCCAATCTTAAATCTGTCTCATTCTTACTCTTCACCCATACCTTCGGTACTAACTTCTTTA